CCCATTTTTTAGTAGCCATATCCATATTTTCTTGTATTTCGTCTCTATCAAGCCCTGTCCATGCATTAATTAGTCGCATTTGTGTACGAACAGCAGGTTCTTCGTTAATAAGAGCATGTACTTTAGCCCCTTGAGAAGCAAAACCACCCTCACTAGCAACTAAACTAATCCAAAAAGCAGTCTTACCTGTTTCTGGTCTAGCAAATATAATACTTAAGTTTCCCTCTCCTATACCTGTTATACGTTCAGTAAGTGTAGGTAGATTAAATTTCCATTTAGTAGTTACATTAACTAACTTCATTAATTCACTAATGTCTTTTGTAACAGAGGTATCATCAGTAGGTTCTTCTTCTTGTACATCAAGTAAATTTTTAATATCATTAAACCCATCATCTTTACCATTATATACATCAGTTGCAATTAGAGCAATTTTATGTGCAATATTTCTTTTATGTATAGCAGATACAATATCAGATATTATTTCATCTTTAGGTTCTGGCTCATTGCGTATATCATCTAACAATAACTCAAAATTATTTTTAGCAGTACGAGTTAACGCAGGATTATATTTATCAAGATGTAATGTTTCTAATTCATCAAGTGTTAAATCAGTATCATATTCGGTGTGGGCTTTTTCAATAGAATTGTAAAAACTACCTGTACCATTAGTGAACATAGCTTTAGACACTTTACCTTTATGTTTCTCATAAAAGTTTTTGCGTAGCAGTAATTTTATTATTTGTTTTTCAATCATAGGTGGATTTATAGCATAAAGATATGCTTACGTCAAGTCGTATCGTCTATTTAAAATACTTTTTATTCTATCCCAATTAACTCTATCTCTCCATTGAGGGCCTGTTCTTGGGTCACGCAATGTTTTTTTGTCAAGATGTTTTTTTATTTTAAGTAATCTTTTTTTTAATTTAGACACACTGTCTCTTTATCAAATAATTTTTTTATAGGAAGTATAACACATTTAGACCTACCACCATCTCCAACCATACGAGTATGTGTATCTTTATATTCTTTAACTATTTTCTTTAATCTGGCTACTTCAAACACTAACATACAATGATTTTTTTTACCTTTTGCAAGTATATGTATCCAATAATCAGATTTAGTTGCTGTAATGCCACTAGGTTTACCATTACATTCATACTCTAATGCAATATTACCTGTTTTAGCCCACCAATCTCTTTCCGTCTTAACTTCTATTTTTTTATTGGCAAATATATTAGATACTTGTTTTTCTCTTACCTGTCCATACTTTAAATCAATGTCAAATTTTTTATTTGCTTTTGTTTTTATCATTATTTTTTCTTTTTTTAGATTTATTGTTGTCCTCATACCACTCGGCTTTATCTTTGTGACCATACCATTCTACATTTTTTACTCCTTGTCTTACTATACACCCAAAAGGGTTATCATCACATACAGGATAAGATGGACAACTTGCATGTTTATCTATCATAATACCCACCATTCCGGAGCAAATACACCTTTTTCCCATTTAGCAAAATATTTTTTAGCACCTTGATAATATTTTCTATAAGCAGTTACATAATCTTTATCTTTGTATTCATCTGGCATACATTGGGGCGGTTCTGAAAAAAATCCATCTGGTATGTCTTTATAATAATCATTATCAATAATACATTGAATAACTTTACCAGACTTATGCTGTTTTTTAAATCTAGTTTTATATTCCTCATCAATCCACATGGCATTTTCTAATGCCCAATTAAAATTATCACGATTAAATCCAACCCATTTTGTCATGGGGTGATTGGGGTATGCTTCTTTATAAATACCTGTGCTAATTCCCATAGTATGAGAATGAAGTGCGGTTGATAGCATTTGAGCTGATTCTAACAGCATTTTTGGTACATGCTTATCGCACAAATATTGTGCTGATAAGTCTGGGCTTTTATCTAAAAAAAATATGTTCATAATAGTTTCCTTATTTCA